TCAATCTCTGTTGTATCTGCTCTCATTCTTACTGTACGGGCGACTTTACCAATTACGGTTGCATCGAACATATAGTCAAGGAAGCGAGCTGATTGCTCTGGGTTAAGGAGTCCACCTTCACCCTCAGAGCCAATGTGTACTCCAGTAGTAGCTACTGCAGCACCTGTCATATTACCTGTAACTGCTGTGTTAGCAGCTACTGACTTTTCTAATAATTCATTGCTCATATATTTTCACCTACCTTTGTTTATCTAATTAATTCGTTTACGGAACCGAGGAAAGAACCGTTCCATTTTGATTTCTTTATTGTACTTACTTCCTGAGACCCGCCAAGGTCTGAGGACTTCTTAATTGCAGTCTCACCTTCTACTGCATCGACACGCTTTTGTACGCCATCAATCGTGTTTCTGATATCTTCAACAGCCTTTGAAAGGACTGCGTGTTGTTCTGCTAGCTCTGTGATTCGGCCATCAATGCTCTTGCTGAAAGTTTCAACTGTTTCTGTAACAGTCTTAACCTGCGCTGCATTTGCATCTGTAGCCTTGCTTAGAGTTTCTGAGAAAAAGCCTTTAAGATCGCCCAACATCTTTGCAAAATCAGGTTCATCAACCTCAACTTCTGATACGTCGGCTGCTTTTTCCAGAGTTTCAGCAGAAGCGTCTGCTACTGCATCTTCTGCAGGAGCTTCTTCAGCAGCTGGTGTTTCTTCAACAACAGGTGCTTCTTCAACAACAGTCTCTTCAACTGTAGTGTTTTCTGTATTTTCTGACACTTCATTACCTCCTTCTGCGTTTGCCTGTTTTGCAATTGTTTGTGTTTCAGGCAACGTGGATCTTGACTTGTATAAATCAAGAATTCTATCTATCTCTTTTGACTTGTTTACATCTGATGATTCTACCCAACCGATTAAAGTTGCTGGCTTACCAGAAATTGGTGAATCTAATGTCTTGTCTGTTGATACAAAAACAGAGTTACTTTCTTCGCAATAGAAAATATTTTCTGTAACTACATCTGCCGCCATACCTTTAAATATCATCTGTCCGTTCATCTTCTCAATTGATAAGATGTTGCACAGTTCATTTGCTGGTGAATCTACAATTGAAAGTTCAACTAGTTCATAGTCTTTAATGAAACGAACTGTCTCACCATTTGACTTGTTAACTTCGTTGTCTGATTCTAAAATTTTTCCGCCGATTGAAAATCCTGCTAGGGTGCCATCTAAAACCTTTTCCCATGTGTCTTGTGCGCCTTTTGAAATATAAGATGTAACATAAACACCGTTATAGAAAGCTTTTGAAATTGGGTCATAGAAAGTTTCTGGCTTAAATGATACAACCTTGCCAACTGCAAGTGGCTGATGCATTTCTCTTAGATTTCCACGGAATCTTTCAAATGCTTTCATGCTGGCCTCTGCTGTAACTACATCGCCAGTTTGATCAATATTGTCTAGTGTTGCAAAACCTGAAACAGTTCTCTTCTCACGATTTACTTTTGTGAAGGGGACTGATAGATGGAGGTTATTTCCATTTGAAGACCAGTTAGATTTTTCAATGTTCATATGCTTAATTTTATCTATTTGTAGATAAAAAGGCAAATAGTGGTTGAGTAAAGTTATTCAACCTGTCTTCCGTCGCCCTGAGCATTTCTTCCTTCACCTGAAATGTCTGGTGAATTACCCTGTCTTTGTTGATCTCTGACACGAGTATTATTAGCCTGTGCTCTAATTTCAGCCTGCTGTTGTGGCTTTAATTCAACCATATCATCTCCGCCGTCCAAAGGAATCATGCCCTTTCTAATACGGACTTCATTTGGAGTAATTACCTGCATTCTTAAATATCTTTCATCAATCTTAGATTGAGTATCCTCATCTGTAAGAGTTAATTCATTGAATTTAAGAGAAAGAGCATCTGTCTTTTCTTCAATAATTTTATTTAATTTCTTCTCTAATGTCATTTGTGCTGGACGACAAACTTGCTCTTTAAATGTCTTATCAGCATCTCTTGCCACCGCTAAATTTACACCCTCTGGGGTTCCAATTTTATTAATTGGTACACGGTGAGCCAAAAGAATTTCATCTCTATTTGCTTTGCGATAAAGATTAAATGAAGATTCTTGTGTGCCAGCCTCAATTGGCTCCATCTTAAATTCAACCTTTGAGTCTGGGCTATCTGCTGGAAGAGGAATATATAAAGATCTGTGATTTTTTCCTCTTAAGCCTACCTGGAAAAATTCAAGCAATTTTCTTTCTGATTCTGGGGATAGCTTTGCCCCCTTTACTGTAATAATATATCTTGGGACCGCCTTATTTTCAAAGTAGTCTAGGTTATATTTACCAGCAAATTCATTTCCAGCCAATGCGTTCTGTGCTGCAATAATGTCTGGTATTCCATAATAGTTATTTGTTGGAGTATATTTCTTTAAATGAATAACTTCGTTTGGTCTGTCTTCTCCGCCTGCGATTGGGCTCTCGGTATCTACGTCTCCGAAGTTTCTAAAGTAAACAGCCTTGCCGTAAAGCAATTGAATAAAGCCGTCTCTTAATCTACGTACTCTCATTGTCTTTGCTGGGATGTGTCCAATGTATCCTATGTTGCCTGAAGTTGTTCTGCTGATTTCAAGGTAGCCGTTGCCAGTTGCTTCTAAGTCTGTGTAAACCTTAATAAGTGTTTGTGTAAAAGTATCTTCATCGTTTGTTGAATCAAGCCACAGCTGTAAGTCTTGCTTTAATTTATTAAGCTTTCTGCGGGCTCTTTCTAATTGCTTGTCGTCTGTAATAGAATCGAATGCGTCGTTAGTTTTTCTTGTCTCAGAAAAATCATAACCTAGTCCAACAATGTTTGCTACCTTCGCATTAATTGCTGCGTAGTTATAAGTTGAGATTTCATAAATTCTTGAAAGGTACTCTTGGTTATATGGTGGCTCCACAAGGTCAAACATTGCATAGCCAGTAACCGCCTGCTGTAATAAGTTTTGCTGAGTTCCAGTTCCTTCTCTGCCTGCAAACGCTTTAGAGAACTCTCTTCCCATCTTACGGCGGAAAGTGGAGCTTAGTCCAGATATTTTTCTTAAGTCATCCTCTTCAATCATAAAGGGATCTGAATGATCTTTTTCTTTCTTTAATTGAAATAAATCAGAGGCAGAAGAAATTTGAATTCTATCTGTTGACTCTAAATCGTTATCTTCAATAAACTCCATGACTATCTCCCTGGTCCACCTATTGTTGGATTCTTTTTATTATAAGCCGCTAGCTCATCTTTGTAATTTCCAATATCAAATGGGTCAGGAATTAATCCTTGATCAAGCCTTGCCTTTTGATACTCAAACTGTTCATCATCAATCTTACGTCTATTGGATAAAAATTTAGGCTGACCAACATCAATTCCAAAGGATGACACCTCTGATGCCAATGCCGCCATGTTTGCCTTATTTCCTTTATGAGATGCTATTGATAAGTAATTACCCTCATCGTCGCCAATCCATCTTCCGTCTGGCATTTCCCACACATAGATTCCAAGCGTGGTTTCCTCAATTACTGTCTGATTGACCTTTTTAATCTCCATAGTATTTTATTTTACCATTCTTTGGTATCAAAGTCCAGCTTTTTGTCAGGCTAAATGACAAAATTATGTGTTTTGGATTACAACCCAGTCATTATCATAGTAGTCTACAGAGTTTTCTGTCACGGTTATGGACGGAGAATTATCATCCGCTACCGTAGAAGTCGATCCATATACATACAGGTCATGGTGCTCAGATGCTTTTGACAATGTAAATTGGCTTGGATATAGAGCTAAATTTTGAAATAAGGCAGGAACTGAGCCAGATGAAGAATGTGCAATTTTTATTTGCCCGCTAACTGCAGCAGTAAAAACAATTACAACGTGGTGCATTTGTCCCAATTTAAATATATTTGCAACATCTGTTTCTGCCGACTTATTTACGTTGTTTACATATATTGCAGATATGTTGGTTTTGCTTATAGTTCCCACGTTGCTCCATGAATAATTTGAGGCAGCATATGATCCACTAGATGCTGTTGATATTAGCCCGCTGACTGTCAATGCATATGGGGTATAGAAAAATTCTAATGTGCTAACTGAGGAGGTTGTATTGATATAAAATCCAGAGCTTTGAATTGTTCTTATTCCGTTTCTGGCATTTCTTGAAAGAATTGGATGCTTGTTATTTCCAATTGTTATATCATATACTGAGACTCCAGCAAGTCCCTCTAATGTAGAAATATAGCTAGAGCTATTTGAAGCATATGCAATTTGATTATTATAGAATTTAATTTGAAGGGTAGATATCTTAGGCAAATATTTGCTGCTATCTGTTGTTGCCAAAGTTATCTTTAAATAGATTTGCTTGTTGCCATTAAAGCTTGCAATTGTAAATTGTGGAATCTTTTGTCCATTTTGACATGCTTGATATGTTGTACCATCTACTGAAACTTCTACTGTTATTCCACTTGTTCCGTCCCACTCAATCTTTGAAGAATCTAAAACGGCGGCATAGGGTAAAGAAATATAATCTGTAAGCACAACTGTTTTAGAACCAGTTGATTTTTTAATAGACAGGGATTGTTCTGCATCACTATAATATAAATCATCAGTAATGAAGTAATCCCATGATTTGTTTCCAGGGTATGAATAAATAAATTGTGTTGAGATATTTTCGTCATATAACTCAAATAGCTCACCGTTGTCTGGATCTACAATTTGAATTGGGGCAGGGCCTATATTTTGATTATAATGATTTTGAATCTGAGATTGAGATAGGCTATATCTGTATACAGCAACGCTGTTTATTAAGAAGGAGTCTCCTGCATCTGTTGTTGGGCCACTTGATAATTCAAGGGAAGTGTTGCTAAATTGAAAATTAGAAATTGTAGATGTATTTACTAAAACCCCATCTATGTAAAGAGATAGCAGTGTGGGGCTATATATGCCCACAATATGAATAACCTTATCTGTATAAGGTAGAGTATGTTCTACATATTCGGCCTGTACTTTAAAAACAATATTTTCATTATCATAAAATATCCCAATAGCCTCATCTGCATCTGCTAGAATGCTTGTTAATCCATTTGTAGTAAAAACTGGATGTATCCAGGCTTCAAGGGTAAAATCATTATCTGAAGAGTATATTGTTGCAAATTGGCTGGAAGTTGCAGAAGCTGTATAATCTTTTAAAAATGAATACTGTATAGAGTTTGCATTACCTATCTTTGTTGCTCTTGAATTACCAATTGTTATTGGAAGAATTTCAGTTATTGGATCCCCGCCATATACTGCATCATTTTCACATCCAGAGTGATCATATGCAATGTCTCCATAAATACTTGCATAAGAAGTTATAAGGGTATCATCTAAAATTGCTTGATATGTGGCATATGAACTTTCAAGAGCTGTATAGTTTGCAACATCAACTGTTGTTATATCATCTAATGGATAATATCCAATAGGATAGTCAGAAAGAACTATAGATTTATATGACATTATCCACCTACCGCAGATTTAAGATATCTAACAATTACTATACCGTTACCGCCTGCACCAGAAGGGTTTCCATAAAATGCTACACCTGCTCCTCCAGAACCAGTGCCATTTGCTCCACCATTAGAAAATCCAGCGTTGTAGGTAGTATTTCCTCCGCCCCCATAACCTCCTGAGGCATTATATGTAATCCCTGACATATATCCTCCAGAACCTGATCCTCCGCCAGCATACCATCCGTCTACGCCAGTAGATGTTGCTGTTGCCCAAGCAGAGTATGAAGATATTCCATTTCCTCCCCAACCAAGGAATCCTCCAGCTGGTCCGTCCTGGCCTACGTTAGAGTATCCGCCTCCGCCTCCAGATCCAATACCTCCATTAACTGGTGTACTTGCTCTATAACCTCTTCCTCCAGCTTTTCCTTGACCAGTAATTCCTGTTCCACCATTATTGTATCCAACAAAACCGCTACTACCGCCGCCTCCGCCTGATCCACCTGCTTTTCCTGCTTCAGTTGGTGTTGTTGTTGGACTTCCTCCTCCACCTCCACCAGTTGTACTAACATTATTACCGAGGGATGATGCTCCACCGTTTAGTCCTTGATCATTAGAAGAAAGTGCGCCAGTTCCAACAGTAACCACTAATGTTCCAAGAACTGCAGACTGTGAGCCTGTTGCTACACCTCCAGCGCCACCTCCTCCACCAAATCCTGAACCACCACTACCTCCAGCTGCTATAACTAAATATTCAATATCTACAGCAACAGACGAAACAACAAAGTTGCTACTGCTTGTAAATGTTCTATAATAATGTGTTGCGTCTGAAGATAGTGTTCCACCAGTTACTGTGGCTGCAAGAAGCGGGGTTAATGAGCTTGATGAAGAGCTTGAATCACTTGTGCCAAATGCATTTGTTGAAGTCATTGTAAATGTATATGCCTGGTTTGCTGCAAATGTACCAGAAACTGTTAGAGATCCATCTAGATCTGTATTTGTATAAGTAAGAGCTATTGAAGGAGATGATGTAATTGCAATTGTTGTAATTGGAGACCCATTAGCATTTCCAAGTGTGTAGTTTAATGTTATTGAAGTAGAATTTATTGTTGATACAGAAGTAATTGATGGAGCTAATGGTTTACTTGCTCCCACCTTTACTAAGCCTCTTGCAGATAAACTAGCTAGCGATTGGAATAATGGCATTTATCTTCCGCCCCCTATGCGTATTTAGTTTGTGATCCGAATACAGTATATGTTGCAGATGCTGTTTTAAGTATTGTATATATATAAGAGTCTATTGATGAGGCATTGCCAACTGTTGGTGCCGTTCCATTTAACCACTTTATGCTACCTTGAGTAGACCCATCAATTTGAAATGTTGATGGATAAGATGCTGTTGAGGCTCCAGTTGTATTTAAAAATGCAACGGTAATTGATTGTCCAGTAGATAATAATGAATTAAGAGTTGTTCCTGAGCTTCCCCTAACATTTAAAGTAAATGCACTTGTTGAACCTGTTGTATAATACCAAACGCTTGAAGTTGTGACATCCATATTTATGGTAGATGATGTTGCTGCTGCAACTACATTCGCTGTTTCAATTAATCCAACTACCGCAGAGTTAGTCTGTATTGTTCCAGTTGCGCCTAAAGTTCCTTGTGTTCCAACTGTGCCTTGTGCGCCAGTAGTTCCTTGTGCTCCAGTAGTTCCTTGTGTGCCATCAGTTCCTTGTGCACCAACTGAACCCTGTGTTCCAACTGCGCCTTGTGTTCCAACTGCACCTTGTGCACCAGTAGTTCCTTGTGCGCCAGTATTTCCTTGTGCTCCATCAGTTCCTTGTGCACCAACTGAACCCTGTGTTCCAAATGCGCCTTGTGTTCCAACTGCACCTTGTGCACCAGTAGTTCCTTGTACGCCAGTAGTTCCTTGCGGTCCTTGAACTGGACCAGAATCTGTCCATTGGGAGCCAGTCCAAACATAAAGATTTAATCCAATTAAATATCCATCGCCAAGTGTTCCTGTTGGGTGAGCAGATTGTAATGCACCCAAAGTTGCATACGTACCTAAAATATTTACGCCCGTTCCAGCAGATCCTTGTGTACCTAAAGATCCCTGTGTTCCAATCAATCCTTGTGGGCCAGTAGCTCCTTGAACACCTTGTGCACCAAGAGATCCTTGAACACCTTGTGCGCCAACAGACCCTTGAACACCTTGTGCACCAATAGTTCCTTGTGCTCCAGTAGTTCCTTGCGTTCCTTGCGATCCAGTTGTTCCTTGAACACCTTGAGTTCCCTGAACTCCTTGTGGTCCAACTACGCCTTGAGAACCCTGCGTTCCAACAGATCCTTGTGCGCCTGGATTTGCTGTTAGATATGTATCAATATTTTGTGCAAGTAGTTGAATGTCCGCAGGAATATCTGGCGGATCTGAATAAGCGGGAAAACTAAAACCCTTTGACGTTGAGCCCATTTTAAAATTATACCACCTTAAATGTTATAAGAGTCATAGTCTATTAAGCTCCTCAGTGCTTCCTTTATGAATTGAGCTATAGGCTGCGGCTTCCAATAAAAGCTTGACTGGCCTATATGAATTTGGCTTAATTGTATAGGTGTTAAACCTAATTTGACTGTCTTCTTGCTTCATTCTAAAATTAAATATGTACCAATCAATAGGGGCTGTTATTCCCACAGACTCTATATTTTCTATAGCCTTTTTAGCTCCCGCCCTGTTGACCACATATGTGGCGCATGACCATTGCTGATAAGAGCGGCAAGTACGGTAGTCACTATTAAAAGAATGCTTTATTTCATTATAAGCAAATAGTGAGTCATCTGGGACAAACGGGGAGAAGTATTCCCAATCTTCTGGCAACTCCATTAAATATGAATTTAGTATATATGCAAAATTTTTACTAAGAACGATATCGTCTTCAAACAAAATAAGTATATCTTTGTCTGTTTCTAGAAAGTTTTTATATGCAATATAGTTGCTTGCCCATACACCAATTACTCCAGAGCTAGGTGGAAATGTTTCTCCTGGTTGGCAATAATCTTCTACAGTATTTACCTTAAATTTAGGTGTATCGGTTAAAAATTGATTTACTTTTTCTACTGTATTCAAGTATATTGTAGGTGAGGTTAATCTTGGTATTCCCGCCATTTCACTTAAAACATTGTCATAAGACTGATTTCTAAATTTATTTCCGCTGTCTGTATGAAATATTTCAAAGCATGAGTTTGCTAACATTTCTTAATCCACATTTGATATCCAGACTCTATGACTGTGTACTGATCCTTACATACCTCTAGGAAGCCGTCAACGCCTCTCTTGGGTTCTAAGAAGCGGTTGCCGTTATAGTTCCATAGGTAATCATCAAAAGCCATTACACCGCCTGATTCAAGTAATCTAAATGCATTCAATCCATCTAATGATGTCTGCAGTGCTGTGTGGTCTCCATCAATGTATATAAAATTAAACTGTGATTTATTTGAGGCAAAGTACTCGTCGCTTGTCATCTTATACTTATGAATACGAGTATCGCTAAATCTTGAATCATAATAGTTTTCTACTGAATTAAAATCTAATGATTCATGAGCAATTTCTTCGCTTCCGCCCCATGTATCAACATCATGCAGATACTCTAACTCTCTATTATTTAATAGCCATTCTGTAGCATCTCCAGTGTATGTGCCAATTTGCAAAGCACGAAGTGGCTCATTTGGCACATGACGGAAATACTTCTCTACATCTTTAAACCAATTAGGAAACATATTAGTACAACTTTAAATTGTTAAGGCATCCAGAAACATATTCTGGAGCCATTTTATGATCATCTAATAAATGCTGGAACAAGGACTTGCTTTCTTCCTTTTTGCCAAGCCACCATCCTGACACCGCTTTTTCAAACATTAGGCAGTATGCGCCATTATAATCAACATATCCTGGAAGTGGTTGGTGGAAAGTATGTGTGGCATACAGTAATCCCATTTCAGCAAATGTGTAACAGTCTTGATACATCTTATTGCGTTCGTTGATTCTTGATAAAAGAAAATAAGCCTCTGGTCTATTTGGCAAATATGCTATTGCTTGCATGATATTATTATGAACCGTTTTATTTCTATCGCCCTGATGTGTCCAACATATAGCCATTTTAAGTAATGATGTATATGTAATTAAAGGGTGAGTCTTGTATCCAAACTCTGCCGCCCTCAAATAAAAGCCAGCTGCAGATGCATATTGCTGTTGTGCATCGTAGGCTTGTGCTAGATCAAAATTAATTTGAACATTAAATGGGTCTGAGGCCAGGGCTATTGTTAATTCTCTAATTGCCATATGCCATTGCCTCCGTAATAATTTCATTTACAACATTTGTTGGAACTTCTAATATAAATGCTGCATTGTCCTGAACGCCAAAGCTTAGTAATAAATTATCATTTTTAATTGCTGCACCTACGCAAAACTCAATTGGGGTATCAAGGAATGCAAATGATTTGCTTAGCCCAACAAAGTTGAAGTCTTTATCCCATACAATAACTCTATGTCTATAGATTGAATCTTTTTGATTTAGGTAGTTTTTCCATAGATTTACTTCATGAGTAACTGTAATGTAGTACTCTCCCCATTTAATAACATTGGTTCCTCCTCTTTGATCAATTGGGGCGGCAGGAGTAGATTTAACAATAACCTGTTTACACTCTGATTTATCTGGATTAGCTTTAACTATCTCTGTAGGCATTGCCCATTTAACAAAGTGGTATGGTTGATCTAATATTGGCATCCAGTTTTTCTCACAATATGAGGTTGATTCATCAATTGGAGCTGGAATTCTTACACGCTGTATTTCTGTTGCAGTCCAACTTTCTTTATCTAATTCAATCTTAGAATATTCCATACGGCCTTGCCCATTTGGAGTTGTATCACGGCGAACACCAATAAGGTAATAATCTCCATCCCATTGTGTAATTCTGCAATCTTCTTCGCCAACAAACTCCCAAATTGGCGGGACATCAAATTTAGAATAGTCTACTTTAGTATAATTAATTATATTTAAATCATTATCTAGCAGACATATATAATTAGTTGTAACTAATCTTTGATCTTTTTCAGGATGCAAGTATGATAGTGGTCCCCAAGGGCTAAAGAAGTTTTGATCTTTTTCTGAATGATAAAGTGTATAATTAACTCTACGAATATTAACTAAAATATCTCCATCGTCATCAATAAAGATAGAAGGATTCATTAATCCCATTCCGTCTGAAACTTCGGCTGGAATAATAAGGGGAACTAAATTTCCCCCATTATCTATTGATCTTTGTACTAGATTCATAGTACCTATTCTACTATTTAAAACAATTATTGTAAATGTTTATTAATTAAATTTATTATGCAATTATTTCATTATAAATTAGGTATATTTGTTCTAAATCAGCAGCAAACTCTGTTATTATTTGTGAATGTAGTTCTGTATTATCTTCTGTATTAAATCCAGGAACTGCATGTGTTCTACCACTAGATATTAAACTATTAGTTACATCTAAATCATTTACTTGAAGAGGTTCTCCTAATTGTGGAAATTTTTGATAGAATTTATTAAGTACAGAATTTATATCAGTAGACATTTCATCAAACTTAGAAATAAAAATATTTTCTTTATTATTTTTAATGTCTTCTAAATATGTTTTAACATATTTAACGTGTTGATTTTTTTGCTCAGGGTTGTTTTCTATTTTAAAAAATGAAAAAACAGAACTAAGTGTATCTACTGGATCTCTTAAAGAAATTGCTATTCCAGAATAAATTGTTAAATCTTTTATAAGTCCGACCCCAAAATGTGGCGCAGGGTCGTCTGAAGTAATAACTGCATTTGGATAAGCAATTTTTAAAGAGTGGTGTAAAAAATTAGATCCTGTTCTAAAATAACCATCAGAGTATATTAGCGTCATTCTACTTCCCTCCATGATAAAGATTCTTCATGCCAATAGTAAGTCTTTCCGTCTACTGGTAAAGCAACTGGTGAATCCCAATATTTACCTCCAAGACCGTTGTCTTTTAAAACCCAAGACTCATGTGGTTTTGGTAAAGACTCATCAAATTCGTGATTAACCGACATATTTTAAGATCACCACCCCATTACCACCGCTTGCACCAGATGTATTTTGTGAATTTGAATTAATAATATTTACCCATCCACAACCTCCTCCGCCTCCAGTACCAGTACCATTCGCTCCTGCACCAGGCAATGTAAAAGCTCTAAAGTTATCGAAACGGGAATCTCCAGCAGAGCCAGATGCCCCGCCCAATCCGTCACCTGATGTGTATGGAGAATAAGGATTTGCTCCTCCACCACCTGCTGCGTATTTACTTCCAAAGTAAGTTACGGCTCCGCCTGGTACGCCGTAATAAGCAGTAGATACAGTATTTCCACTTGAGTTTGGAGAGGCATTTAGTGAACCGCCTCCTCCACCAGCATTGTTTGCATATGCGGTAGATCCAGCTTTTCCTTGCCCAGATGTTCCTGTTCCTCCTAAATGTCTATTAGTATTAATAGTATTATTTGAAACTGTCGCACCTCCGCCACCTGAACCAAATCCACTATTTGCAGTTACTCTAGCATTTGCAGTACTATTTGCTCCTCTTTCTCCTCCAAGGGCAGTTAGATTTGCAAATACTGAAGAGTTTCCGCTAGTATCGCCTCCGCCGCCATTGCCAACTGTTACTGCGTAGTTAGTGTTTGCGCTAATTGAAAGAGCGGCAGAATACTGTACTCCGCCTGCGCCGCCGCCGCCGCCGCCAAATCCACCAGATAGATTATCTCCGCCGAACCCTCCGCCGCCGCCGCCGCCAACAACTAGAACCTCAACATTTGATACTCCTGGGTTTGTAAAAGTGCCACTGGAATTAAATGTTGTTGTTAATGTAGTTGGAGCTGTAACTGCAGAAGATGCAGAGCTTGCTGCAGATGTTCCTTGTGCAGAGGTAGAAGTTACCGTAAATGTATAGCTAGTTCCACCAGTTAATCCTGAAACAATAATAGGTGAGGCAGAGCCTGTTCCAGTAATTGAGCCTGGACTAGATGTAACGGTATAAGATGTAGGTGTGTATCCAGTTGTTGGTGCTGTAAATGCAACAGAAATGGCACCTACTGTTGAAGTTTTTGTTCCTACAACTGATGTTGGAGCTACTGGAACTGTTTGTCTTGCCATTGTAAATGCTCTATCTACAAAGTTGCCGCCAGAGTCGGTAGCCCTAATAGTAAATGATCCAGCAGAAGCAGAGTTAGAGGTTCCAGAAATTACTCCAGTTGAAGAATTTAATGTCATTGAAGAAGGAAGGGATCCAGATGCAAGTGAATATGTTATTGAAGAGCTTCCGTCAGCATCTGTTGCAGATAAAGTTGTTGAATATGCAAGATTTGTAAAAAACGTTGGAAGTGTAGCAGATGTGACCCAGACAGGTGCTGCTCCAACTGTTATTGCATTTATTAGTTTATGTGCATTTGTTGATGTTGGTACAGAAATTCCAGGATTTGTTGCAGTAATTGTATAGGGTGAATATGTAGTTGGCATATCATCTGGTCTTGTAACAGTTAAAGATGTAGAAGAGGTTCTAGTAACAGATTTTGCATTTCTAGCGACTAAATCTGATCCAGTAAATGTTACCTCAACATCAGTAGCAAAATTTTGGCCAGTTAAAACAGTTGTATTATTTATATTTGGAAGAGAGGCAGTGCCTGTTGATATTAATCTTGCAGCTGCTGCAACATTTGTTCCTACATCGGTAGGATTAAAAACATATAAAAATTGAAATGTTAAAATGTCATTATTTGCAGCTCCATAAATAACAACCTTATTAAAAGATTTAGATGCAACAACAGTAGTTGATGAAGTTGTTGCATTTGCATATCCTGCGCTTGTTCCGTCTTCATTAATTAAATAAATATCAAGTGTGGCGTCTGATAGAGTAGATGTACATATGTAACTACCTGCTGGAAAAGTTGTTGTCAGTGAAACATTTGTGTAGCCAGAAGATCCTACATTTATATTAAAATCATTTGTTGCTGCTCCGCCGCCCCCAGATAAACTTGTATAACTTAATGCCATTATCCTACTCTCCATCCATAAGTTGATCCAGTATAGATTAAAACAGCTGCTGCATTATTTGCATCTATGTCTAAATCTTGAACTGAACCATTTATTTTATTTGAATTTGAACTTACTGTAATTTTATTTGTTGCTGCTGTTCCAGTTACATCAAAAATATGAATTTCATCTCCAGATGATGGTGATGCTGGAAGAGTCAATGTTCTTACAGCAGATGTGTCAACCATATAGTTATTCCATTTAGAAAGTGTTATATTTGAGCTTACTGATACTGCCGACCAAAGAGGGACGGTGGTTGATAATGAAGTTGCAGCATATGTAGTTCCAGCAGATGAATATAAAAATTCTCCAGAGTTGGGAGATGTTGTTGTTCCTGTTCCGCCAAATTGTGTGGCAATTGAAGAAGTTGAATCTACATTACCAGAGGCATCTGAGACAAGCGGGCCAGCAGAAGTAATACCTGCTACCTGCAGCTTATTTTTAACCTTAAAATCTTTATTTGACAACTTGGTTCACTATCCCCTTATTGATATATGATAATTATATCATAATGGGATTATTAGGCTTTAAAATGCTGTATCTGGCTCTTTTTTAGATGTTATTATAACAGCCTTTGTTCCGTCCCAACGTACACGCCCCTTGCATCCAACATTAAACTTTTTAACTTCGCCTTCATAGGAAATTTGATCATGCATATATCCATGAATTTCAAATCCGCTTGCAAGTAGCTCCACACCATTTATATAAACTCTCCAGACCAGAGGATTGTCTTTTTCTGCCTTAGTATTAAAACGTAGAATAATATCATCATATGGGCGAAGCCATCTGTCTTTTGCAATTTTTAAAACATAGCTTAATTTACTCATATACCCATTTCCTTGCGTTTTTGCGTTGCAGAAATAGCATGAATATCTGCACCTAAATCTACTTGTTCAATCTTATATCCTACGTCTCTTCCATATACAATATTAGTAATATTAGGCAATCTTAATACTAATGCTCCATCCATAAATTCATCTTTGGCAATATATTCTTTTACTTGATCAAATTTAAGAGGATCTTTCTCGCTTGTGTTATATGTATTACGTACTCCAAGAAGTACTTGATCTGTTCTTTTCCCCGCCTCTTTATATAATGCATGATGTCCTTCATGCCATGGCTGGTATCTTCCAAGCATGAGAGTTGTTGGAGCGGACCAATCATGAAGATTAAACTTTTCAATTATATATGATGCCTTTTCTTCAGCATTTAAATTATGACTAATAAAAGATGCATCAAATTCTGTAGGACGCTCAAACATTTTATTTGTATCTTCAAAGCGTCCCTCTGCTAATGTATCCATAAATATCAAAATGTTTGGTTTGCCAAATGCTGCACGAGTTAGGCTTGTTGGGCAAATAAAATCTACAATTACTGTATGCCCTTGCCCATCTAGCATACGTGCAATTTCACCCAATCTACGTGCATGCTCAATTCTATCTTCAATTGTAAATCCAAGATCTGAATTAATTGTTGCACGAACATAGTCTGCATTTAAATGAATGGCATTTATACGCTCTTTAAGAGCGATAGCAAGTGTGGTTTTTCCACTTCCAGGCAAACCAATAACTTGTATGATCATTATCTATATTCTTTTGTCTGTCTGTATTGAGTTTTATACGAGTCAAAGAAACGTGTTCTAAGCTTTGTTGTAATTTTGCTTGTTTCCATAATCTCTTCATTTTTGCCAATAGACATCTGCCAGTCTTCTCTTTGAAAAGGAATAACCTGAGCTACTGCTGTTCCCGCTGGAATAATGCCTTCAAAATTTATATCGTTTAGCACAAATGGAAAATTGACGGGAGCTGAATAGGTATCAGTATCTACAATTCCTGGCAAAATAGTAAAATCTGATGGTCTATGAAATGGTTGTACAAATAGAACGGAATATCCTGGTGGTGTTTTAATTGCCCATGGATTAATCCATTTAGGATATGCCTCTTGATGACCATTTCTATTTGGATGATTTGGTGCTTGTTCTACTGGATGAAATTCAATTAAATTAAAATTTGCCCACTCATACCATGGTCTTTTACCCATTGAATCACCGTTTTCATCAAACATCTCTTTTTGTGATACGTAAACATCTGCTGGAGTTTTAATAATATATCCTGCATTCATTACATCAAATACTGGCATACAACGTTTAATTGTTCCTGTTGTATTGCCATTTCCAGTTGGTTTTTTTTCTCCGCCAATATAAGATTCTATATCTTTATACCAATCTGGTATATTTTTAAAAGCGGGTTCGGGGGGAAATATTTCTTCAATACCCATCATATTTGTAAAAACTATATCTACCATTTTATATCCTTAAACTAGGGTTATGCAATACTTATATCATAGCATTTTATACATGCTAATGTCTAGTGTATGTGAGAGGTAGCCTTTAATAAGTTATCATATATAACAAGACACTCTTTAAAGATTTCTGTATTTACCAATGTTTCTTTAATTATAGAAACATTATCTGGATTAGATAGAGGAAGATTTTTATTTTTTTTGTCTTGTATCATATAAGCTTTTATTTGTTCATCGCTAACGCTATAAATACTTTCAATATCTATAGATTCTTTAACTTTGCCTTTTATATACTCTATATCTTTAGTAAAGCAATCAAAATTCATAAGTGTTACTTTGTTTAAATTATTCATTACATGACTATAAAATCTAATATAGTATTTAATGTCTAATTCTATTTCACAATTTGATGGGTAGTTATTCCAAGAGGCTATGCTGTCTAGTGGGTTTCTAAATGGTATAAATATATGATCAAATTTATCTATTGTTGAAGCACTATGAAAAACTTTATAGGGTGTGCCTTCTGGATAATATAAAGACCTAAAAGAATAATTTAAATATGTATTGCCACTTCTTGGAAAACCTACTGTTATAAGTTTTTCTTTATGGCAATTG